TTTGGTTAATTCAATAAAGGCCAGAGTTAAATTGACTCAAGAGGATAGAGATACATTGTATCAAGGTAGAATTAACCCTATTGCAACATTTGCAGATGTTGGAACTGTGATTTGGGGTAATAAAACATTACAAGTTGCCGATACGGCATTAAACAGATTGAATGTTAGAAGATTACTTCTTCAAGCAAGAAAGTTGATTTCCGCTGTTGCCGTTAGATTGTTGTTTGAACAAAATGACCAAATAGTTAGACAACAATTTTTGGATAGTGTAAATCCAATTTTAGATTCAATCAGAAGAGATAGAGGTTTATATGACTTTAGAGTTACAGTTTCTTCATCACCTGAAGATTTGGACAGAAATACACTAACAGGTAAAATTTACCTTAAACCAACAAAAGCTCTTGAATTTATAGACATAGAATTCTTTATAACACCAACAGGAGCATCTTTTGAGAATATTTAATATTTAATAAATGGGGAGGCAAAACCTCCCCATCTTTAATTTATGAAAACAAGAAAAAGAATATCAGAGGGATTCAAAGAAGAGGGGACACCGGATTTGAAATATTATGCATTTGACTGGGATGATAATATAGTTCATATGCCAACACAAATAATATTAAAAAACGAAGATGGTGATAATGTTGGTATGAGTACTCAAGATTTTGCGGAGTATAGACATAAAATAGGTAAAGAACCATTTAATTACAAAGGTGAGAAGATTGTTGGTTTTGGTGACAAACCATTAAAGAACTTTGGTGTTTTTGGGGATAAAAATTTTCTGATAGATGCGATGACAGCGAAACCAGGTCCGGCCTTTAACGATTTCAAAGAAGCGGTTAATAATGGTTCAATATTTTCAATAATTACAGCTAGGGGTCATAGTCCAGAAACTCTCAAAGAGGCGGTTTATAACTACATAGTTTCAAATTTTAATGGTATAGAGAAGGATGAGTTAATTAAAAATCTCAAAAAATATCGAACTTTTGTAGGTGAACAAGATATGAGTGATGAAGACCTAATTAGGTCTTATTTAGAATTAAACAAATATCACCCTGTAACTTTTGGTGATGAAGCTGGTGCGGTTAATCCGGAAGAAGCGAAGGTAGATGCGATGGAAAATTTTGTCAGTTATATAAAGGCAATGGCATCATTATTAGGTAAAAGAGCATTTCTTAAAAAAGATATTGCTAATAAATTTAATCCTAGTGATGTTACTATTGGATTTTCAGATGATGATAGAAGAAATGTAGATGTAATGAGCAAACATTTTAGTAATAAACCAGATAATATAGTAAGAACTTATTTTACTGGAAAAGGATCTAAAGAGGAAGTAAAATAAAGATAAAATCATCTCAAAAAAAAGTAAATAGAAAAAAATTTGATTTGAGATAATATTTATTAAATATAAATAAAATAAAGAAAAAATTGAGACATGGCTGACTTGTTAATGAAAATGCCGATACCTTACGAACCAAAACGACAGAATCGTTTTATCTTGAGGTTTCCATCTAGTTTAGGTATAAATGAATGGTTTGTTGAATCAACAAGCCGACCGCATATCACGATAAATCCAGTTGAAATTCAGTTTTTGAATACCTCAACTTATGTTGCTGGTAGATTTAACTGGCAAACAATAAATGTGACATTCAGAGATCCGATTGGACCATCCGCATCACAAGCATTGATGGAATGGGTTCGTCTTCACGCTGAATCTGTTACAGGTAGAATGGGGTATGCCGCAGGATATAAGAAAGATATTGATTTGGAAATGTTAGACCCAACAGGAGTTGTTGTTGAAAAATGGATACTTTACGGAACATTTTTAAGTGATGTTAACTTTAATGCGTTATCTTATAGTCAAGATGCGTTGGCGACAATCACAGCAACACTTCGTATGGATCGTTGTGTGCTCGTTTACTGATTTTTTACTAACCCTTTACAACCAAAATATAAATCCATATATTTATATGAAAATATGAATGTATGGATTTTTCTTTTTTTATAACTGATAATAAGTCTGGTTACAAAACAAAAGAAAGTTGGGTTAAAAAAAATCACCCCAACCTTTATGATGAAATCATATCATACGGAAATAATTTTAATTTCCAAATGTCATTCAAAGAAAAATTATGGTTTTTTTTCAACAAACTAACTGATAGACCAAAATGTAAGAATTGTGGTAAATCTATTTCGTTTAGAGAAAGGTTTGATAAACCTTATGGAGAGTTTTGTTCTATTGATTGTTTCAACAGCAACAAAGAAGAAATGATAAATAGGATAGTAGAAACTAATAAAAAGAAGTACGGGGTTGATTTTTATACTAAAACAACAGAGTTTGTAGAAAAAACAAAAACAACAAAGAAAAACAAATACGGGGATGAAAACTACAACAATGTTGAAAAAATGAAATCAACAAAAGAAAAAAAATATGGGGATAAAAATTATAATAATTTAGAAAAATATAGAAAAACTTGTTTATTCAAATATGATGTTACCAATTACTCTAAATCGAACAGTTATAAAACTAAAATAATTGAAAGTTTTAAGTACTTATATCCTCTTGTTAATTTTGTTGATGTTAGAAAAACGGATGTTAGTATAAAATGTGATGTATGTTGTAATACATTTGAAATAAATAAACAATTGTTGTATGAGAGAAACAAAAGAAATTATGTTTTATGTACAACTTGTAACCCAATTGGTATGTCTAATCGAAGTAATTATGAATTAGAATTATCTTCGTTTCTGACTGAAAACAACATTGAGCATCAAGTATCCAAAAAATTACCATCTGGAAAAGAAATAGATATTTATATTCCTAGTATAAAATTGGGGATTGAAATAAATGGTTTATATTGGCATAATGAATTGTTTGTTGATAGTTTTTATCATTTAAATAAAACATTAGAATCCAAAAAACAAGATATAAATTTAATTCATATTTTTGAAGATGAATGGTTATACAAAAAAGAAATAGTTTTATCTATCATAAAAAATAGATTATCATTAAATAATGATATTATATATGCTAGAAAATGCAACATAAAAGAAATTTCTACTGGGGTATGTAAAAAATTTATGAATGACAATCACATTCAGGGAAATGTTAATTCAAAAATTAAGTTAGGGTTGTTCTTCAATGAACAATTGGTTTCAGTAATGTCATTCTCTAAAGGTAGAGTCATTATGGGTGGAAAAGAAGATGAGTGGGAATTGAACAGATTTTCCTCAAAATTAAATTGTAATGTTGTAGGTGCCGCAGGTAAATTGTTAAAATTCTTTATAGAAAAATATCAACCAAAAAAAATTATATCTTATTCTGATGTTAGGCTATTCGATGGAGGTATGTATGAAAAAATAGGTTTTGAATATAAATCACAATCTAAACCAAATTATTGGTATGTTATACAAAACAAAAGATTTTATAGGTTTAACTTTAGAAAATCAGTCTTGGTTAAACAAGGTTATGATAAGAATAAAACCGAAAAAGAAATTATGTTTGAAAATAAACAATATAGAATTTATGATTGCGGGAATATTAGATGGGAAATGACTTTACATTGAAAATGTATATCATACTATTTTATAGTAAACTTACTTATAAATGGATGACCAGTCTAGAGATTACGGACAACAAAATTTTACACTTCCTCACGATGTAGTTCCACTTCCATCGAAAGGTATTTTTTATAAAAACAAAAAGAAATCAATTAAAGTTGGTTATTTGACGGCTGCGGATGAAAATATTCTAATGGGTGGAGGTGAAGATATGACTATAACATTATTGAGAAATAAAATTTATGAGCCTGATTTGAGGATTGAGGATTTGATTGAGGGAGATGTTGAAGCTATTCTTATATTTTTAAGAAACACATCTTTTGGACCTGAAATGGTTTTGAATTTAGAAGATCCTGGTACAAAGAAACAATTCCAAACAAGTGTTGCTTTGGATTCACTACCAATTATAGAAGGACAAAAACCATTGGATGACGGTACCTACATAACTACTTTACCAAAGTCAGAAGCGACAATCAAAATAAAACCTATGTCGTATGGTGATATTTTGGAGATTAACAGATTGTCTGAATCATACCCTCAAGGTAGAACTGCTCCAAAAGTTACTTGGAGACTAAATAAACAAATATTGGAAATTAATGGTTCTACTGACAGGTCAGAAATTTCCAAATTCATTGAACAAATGCCAATTATGGATTCAAAGTACATCAGACAATTTCTGAATGAAAATGAACCAAGATTGGACATGAGAAAAACTATTATAGCCCCGTCTGGAGAAAAACTGATTGTCAATGTCGGTTTTGGGGTTGACTTTTTTCGTCCTTTCTTCTGATTATAGAAAGGGACAATTGGATGAGTTTTACTATTTAAATACTTTATTAAAAGTATCATACACTGACTTTATAAACATGCCTGTGTTTATGAGGAAATATATTTTGAATAAGTGGGTCGAAGAAAATAAGAAAGATTAAAACTTCACTTAACATATTTATTGTAAAATACAATTATGGCTGATGGTTCGGAAAGTTTAGGTGGGTTTTTTGGTTCCTTGGGTAAAGAACTTGAACAAATCCGAAATATTGATGCGTATGCTAATGCATTTGCCACTTTGGGTACTAAAGCGACAGAATTAAATTCTATATTTGGTCAGAATAGAAAACGTATTGAGGAAATGCAATATGCAATTGCTGATGCAATTCCTGGTATTACAAGGTTGGGTGGAAACATCGGAGATGTTACGAAAACTATTGGAGATGTTGCATTGGGAGCTAGAAGGAATGTAATCGCAAATACTGAATCAGTTGAGAAATTATATGCCGCCTCCAAAATATTGGCTACGGATGCTCAAACTCTAACCAAAACATTCTCTGATATTGGTTTCACGTTCGATAAAATACCAAAACAATTAGAAACATCGATCTCATATATTCAAAGTATTGGAGGTAATGCTAAACAGGTTATGGGAGATGTGTTGGATAATACTGACAAACTGAATAGATACCAATTTGAAGGAGGGGTGCAAGGATTAACAAAGATGGCTGCTCAAGCATCTATGTTAAAATTTGATATGTATAATACATTTCAATTAGCTGAAAAAGTTTTGAGTCCTGATAGAGCTGTCGAGGTAGCATCTGCTTTCCAAAGATTAGGTGTTTCTGTTGGTAACTTGGTTGAC